GCAGCAAGGAAAGTACCAATTAAGTTAGCTGTACCTGTACCTGTACCAGCACCTGTAGCAACAAACACAATACCCACAGTATTTGCAGATGCGCCGATTGATGTAAATGACGTAGTACCAACAGAAGCAATTTGATATGTTGCGCCAGTAACAAAAGAACCAGCAGTTACTAATGTACCCGTGTAACCAACAAGACCTAAATAGTTAGCACCAGAAGCTGTACCACCAGCAGTACCAGTAGCACCGAAGTAGTAATCAAACAAAGCACCTTTGCCTACAGCAGTAACTACGTTCTCAATTGAATCTTCCCATTTAAGATTGCCTTCGGAATCACGGCATTCTACATGGTAAAAACCTTGAATACCCAAAGTTTCATTGTGACCTGCGCCACGGGTTACTGATGCGCTTGCGCTGTCACCAAAGTTTGATAGTTCATTGCTCATAAAAACTCCTTAACTAAATCGAATAATGGCAGTCGTAGAACTAGCCGTTGGAAAAGTTACTACAAAATTAGGTCCAGCTTGTTTGTCATTACCAAAATCTAATACTGCGACTGCTGCATTTGTCGTACTATTGTAAATCAAAGCACCTCTACAGGTAAAGGATACGCCCGTCCAAGTCACATTATTGAATGAAACATAGGCTGTTTGGTCTAAACTGGCTGGAACTATAGGAGTTAATATTTGACCGCCAGCCGTATACCCTGTTCCACTTACTTCATTAGAGGTTGTATAAATAAGTGTTGAATAGGACAAGTCAGCATTAGCCGTATAAAGGGCTATTTTGTATACATAAGAAGTGCCAGCGGCAAAGTTTTCTAAACCGCTTAAACAATTCTTTTTAAATATTGTGGTTTGCCCTTGTTGAATCATGGGTTAACCTTGATTTTTGCTTGACCATCTCGATACGCATCGCCACGCTCTAAACCAGTGCCTAAACGATTTAGCTGCATCAATGCCTCTTGGTATTTATCTTCGTAGTACTTAACTAAATCAGATTCGCCCTTCATAAAGAGCATTGCCTCACGCATAGCGCCATAGAACAAAACAGGATCGTAATTATCACCTAACCAGCTTGTGCCTGTAGAGTTTGATACTGTTGCTACGGTAATAGAAAATCCAGATCCTGTAGATCCCAAGGAAGAACAGGATAGAGTGTCACCAACAACATAAAAATTACCGCCAAACTGTAATGTGCAAGATACAACTACCTGCCCAACAATCACAATATCTGCAGTAGCTCCCGATCCAGATCCACCAGTCAAACTGACGTTTTGGTATATACCATTGGTATATAGTGATCCAGCAACCAATGTGTTAACCGTAGCAATTTGCCCTTGGACAATAGTAGGTGGATAGTAAAAATAGTGCAGCTCAATAACATAGCTTGCATCTGGAGTAGGGGCTAGAATATATGACAATTCATTTGCATTGCTATATTGCGAACCAAATAAAGCATAATATTTTGGAAGACCACCAGGCGTTCCTTGGTAAGTAGATCCAGAGAAAGTTACGCTTGGATAAGCCTCACGCAAATAGTTAACATCTTTGTTAAGTAAATAGTTGTAGTTATTACTTGCATCAATAACAGCTACCGAAAAAGATGATAAATAATCATTTGGCAAAGACAAATATTGATTACCAGAACTAACGTTACCCGTAACATTTTTTCTCAAAGCAGGAATTTGAACTGAATTATAAATACGCTCTTCAGCTTGTTGCACAAAAACAGGAATAGACGCTACAAATAGCGCCTCAAAGTTTTCAGAGTAAGCTTGAATGTTGTTATAGAGCGTTTCGTAATTCATTATGCTGGCTTAATATCTTCTGGATTAACGTCTGCTATCTTTGGCTCTTCTGTTGGCAACTGGGGTTGCACTTGCGCACGAACCTTCATAACCAAAGGAAAGGCATTAGTCTTGGTTGGTAACTCACCCAAAGCAGCTAAAACACCCTCTACTTCTTCTAGAGTTAAAACCAATTTAATTGGTAATTGTGGATCTAAATTCATGCCATCGGCCCACGAGCTTTTAAACCTTTGGTTGCCGCACCGTTGCCACGGGTAACAATACCATCAGTTTTTTCTCTAGATGTACCGTAGCTAACACCATTAGGTACTGGGTCTTTTAAATCAACATCTTTAGCCGCTTTAGTATTGGCATATACACCAGCCAACATAGGAGCCATACCTGTTTCTACAGATTTAGAAGTTTTACCATTCATATCATGCGGCGCAGCATAGACTTCGGCATTGCCAACTTCTTTGCCCATTACTTTTTTAGAAAATGTAGCCATGATTAACGACCTCTTTGATTGGCGCAACGAGCCATATTGCGACCCATAGATTTTGAATTCTTATTTAAAGAACTTTTGTTAGATTTTGGACCATTATCAATGACTTTTTTACCGTCATTAGGAAACACTTCTGCTTGTGTCTTTCCTTTTTTAACTACTGGACCATCTGCTGCTTTTTTATATCCCATGATTTACTCCTAAGTTGATATGCTTACTGTACCTGTTACACATGCTGTAATCAAGTAATTTGGTGTTAAAACGCTGTCAAAACCGCTTGCTCCACCAACAGGGTTCCACCCCCATTGAAATACTCTACTACCACCAGAAACATAACCTAAATCATCTACGCCAGAAGCATAATAGCTAATATCAGGTCTTGGTTCCCTAACTCCCTGTGGATCATTCACAGGATACATCCCTAATTGTAACTGTGGTTGGTCAGGTTCCCAACATTCTTGGCAAACTTTTATGCTTACTTGTTTAGTTTTAATAGTAAGTTTGCGTAATTCTTTAAGCATAAACCGCTGACCACAACGATCACATTCGGCAATTGAGTGTTTACCAGAAGCATATTTACTAGGCATTATTACCTCGTGTAGAACATGTTTCTAGGCACAAACCGAACTGCCGCTTTTTCTCTGTCTTCATCTGCCGCTAATTGAAACTGCTGGTCATAGTCTGCTTTTAATGCCATAACTCGTCCACCATCTATTCCAGGAAGTTTCATACTTAGCATATAAGCCAAACCAGCCACAAAGCAAGTAATAAATCTAAACGGAATATCAGTAATATTAACACCTCCACCAGCATCTTGAATGCGACGCATACGCCAGTAAACAAGGGTATAGGTTGTTCCGCTAGACGGGGCGGGCCATACGTTTACACAGGGTAGATACTGTTGATATACAGGGGTGCTGATAGCATGGGTTGTGGCTGTAGTACCGTTCTGTGCCCGCCAGCAATTTAATAACTGGTTTCCTATAATATTTGTATAGGCAATAATCTCAGATTCTAATTGAATAAACCCAGTAGAAGGTAAATTTAATTGTGTTGGTGTTGCATTAGTAGCCGTACCTAGAGTAATTGTAGTTGCCGTAGCGGATACAGCCGTAGTTGTCACAATATATGAAGTAAGGTCAGAATTACCGCTTTGGCGGTTTATCCACATTTGAATAGGGCGTCCAGTAGTTAACTTATTTGGGATAGTTGAATAGGTAGATTCAGAAATACGCGATAAATTTATATCTTGTTGATTAGTTGTGCTAGCATTATTGGTACGGGTAACTGCGTCCAAAATATCTATAGTATCGGTCGGTAGCACGTAAATGGGTTGATTCGTAACCAATGGGATAGAACATTCCTCAATGGTCCAAAGATTAATACCTTTGTTAGCCCACTCAATCGTCATCAAGTTCATAGACCGACGCGCAGTGCGCATGTCATAGCCCGTACGCGATTGCGTACCACAACGCTCAAAAGCTTCTTCTACAAGCTCTGTAAGGTCTAGATTGAACGTAGATATACCAGATGTATATGCCATTACTTTGCCTTTTTGGCAACTTTAGTAGCCTTTTTAGCAACAGTTTTTTTAACCATTGGTTTGCGGGTAGTAGCTTTTTTTACTTGTGGTCTAGGTTTTTCTTGTTCTACGGGGAAAGGAAACATTCTAAACTCAGGGGATTGAGTATCAATCTTAACCTTGCCGATTTCCATATCAATCTTTGGCATAAAGCCCATTTTGTCAAACAACCAAGTGATAGCAAAGTTCATTTTTATTTGCTCTTTTTAGTAAGTTTTTCTTCTACAACTTTTTTAATCAATTCCGCTGGAACTTCTTCTACTACAACCGCAGTTGCTTTTACATACTGGGCTGTAATATCTTGGACAAATGTAGCGTCAGGATGCACAGCATTTAATACAGAAACCATGGCTTCTGCAGATTTATCATCTAGTTTAAATGTAATCATTTTTTACTCGCTTTCATATTATCAATAAGATTTGGGTAAGGTCTACCAGCAGCTTTAGCAGATGCTTTTGCCATTGCTTTCTTGGCAGGACTCATTTTCTTTGGTTTACCTAATTCTTTTGGGCGTGGTTTATCCCATACTTCTCCACCCTTAGCGTACTGAGTAAAGTCAGTATTATCTCTGCGGGCTTTTTTAGTTCCGCCAGGCATCTTAGAAGGGGCTATGGCGCCCATACCACGACTTGCCATCATTAGCACATTGTCCCACGAGTTTTGCCTTTAACGCAGCAACCGTCAGCACGGGAAGAAGCTGTACCGCCTTTAGCATACTTATCACCCATAGGATTAGTAGTTTCGCCTGTATCTGGCTTAGTAGCTTTAGGTTTAATAGCGTTAATAGCGGCTTTAATAGGTTTTGTAACTAGCGCACGAGTCTCTTCATTCTCTTTGCGATCGTCTTCATAAGTCTGGTCGTATCCATTTTTAGCCATGATTAACAGCTCCCGCCTTTTTTCATAGAAACCATAGTACCTTTAGTAAGACCTTTGGTAGCACAACCATTAGCTGATGAACGGAAAGAACCGCCTTTAGCCAGTTTCAAAGTTGTACCTTTACCACCCTTATGTTCTTGCGCGTCATGTTGTTTAAACGCTTTCTGAATCATGGCTTTATCTTGAGCCTTATCCATTGACATATCTTCTTTCATATCGCTCTTAGCCATGCCACCACTCCTAAATTTTTTGCCTTTATCGGCGGTTAAAAAATGCTCTCCAACGGAGGACTTAATTCCAACCTTCTTGGCGAAAGCTGGGTTCTTGGCTATAGCAGCCATAAAATTATGTTGTTTCTTAGATGTACTAGGCATTATTTGTGACCCCAGTATCCAACTACAACTCCAAAAATACCAGTTAATAAACTCATAGCACCGCCAATAGCAGCCAATGTTTTCCAGCCACCTTTAGCTTCAGATAATGTCTTTTCAATGCCCTGAATAGCTGTTTTAATTTCAGACATTTCTTGTACCATCTTATCCATATCTGCCTGTAAATGTTGTATATCA